ACCTGGACGGGTATGTCGAAAAGACCTATGAGCTGGTCGCAACCGAGAGCTTTGTACCGTCCGAGCCGAAGATCCGCGAGATCTATGATGAGAGCAGCGAGAAACACCGTAAGATCAAGATGGTCCCATTCTGGCCGGACGGCGTGATCCAATGGATGCTGGTGACGGCCATGAAACCGGTGCTTATGCGCGGGATGCACCCGTGGTCCTGCGCGTCGATTCCCGGACGCGGTGGAAAGCGAATCCACAAGAAGATCCGCGGCGCGCTCCGCAACGACCCGAAGGGGACGAAGTACGCCGCGGAGCTTGACGTCGCACAGTATTACCCCAGCATCTCCGGCAAGCGGCTGATCTGGGCGCTGGCGCGGAAGATCAAGGACAAACGCTTTCTGCGGACGGTCTATTCCATCATCGAATCCTGCGGCGGCGGGCTGGCTATCGGGTATTACATCTGCCAATGGCTGGCGAACTTTTATCTGGAGCCGCTGGACAGGTACATCATGACGCTGCCGGGCGTGAAGTATATGACCCGCTACATGGACAACATCACCTTGCTCGGGCCGAATAAGAAGCAGCTGCACAAGGCGCGGAAGTTGATCGCCGCGTTCATGCAGCAGCGGCTCGGCCTGTCCATGAAAGCGAACTGGCAGATCTATCCCACGGCAAAGCGCATGGTGAGCGCGGTCGGCTACCGCTTTTCCCGCACTCATGTCATTCTGCGCAAGCGGAATTTCCTGCGCTTCACCCGGCAATGCCGCCGCGTCAAAAAGCGGCTTGACGCCGGAAAGCCTATCATGTTCGCCCAGGCCTCCGGGCTACTGAGCCGCGCCGGGCAACTGAAGCACTGCAATAGCCATACAATTCGGGTGAAGTACATTGACCCGATTGGAGTAAAACATCTGAAGGAGGTCGTGCGAAATGAGAGTAAGAGGCGACAACGCGCCCAGCAACGCTTTCTCGCTGGAGGAGCAGCCTAATAAGCCGGGGGTAGCCCTGGTGCGCTTCTACGAGAACGCCGAGCCGTTTGAGGAAAAGCGGGACGAGCTGACCATCAGCGGGTGGGTGTACGACGAATATCACCTGGAGCTGAATATGTACGACGGCCTGAGTGAAGACATCCTCGGCAACTATGCCGGTTATCTGGCGCAAGCCAAGCTGCATGAGGCGGAGGGCAAGACGATCCCCTCCCTGCAGCAGCAGGTAGCCGACCTGGAGACCGACAAGGCGGCATTGACGGAAAAGGTGACGAGCCTTGAGGGGCAGGTCACCGATACGCAGATGGCGCTATGCGATGTCTACGAACAGATCGTCGCCGTGACATCTACAACAGGAGGCGCGTAACTGATGGCGAGCAATTACATGGTGAAGGTCTACGCAGACCTGATCCGCAAAGGAAAAAAGACGATTGAGGAAGTTCCCGACCAGCTGCGAGCAGCCGTCCGGGAAATCCTCGAAAATAGCAAGAATGGAGCTGAGGGCTTATGAAAAGCCTTCGGCTCCTTCTTTTATACATTCTGATGGGAAAGGAGGTAGCAGTTATGGCAATTGTCTACGCGACCCTGATCGTCAAGGGCAAGAAGACCATCGACCAGGTTCCGAGCCTGATTCGGAAGCAGGTCGAGGAGATCCTGGCAGATCTCGAAGTCACCGTCTGACCACGGCATTGATACGGAGGGCAGCTCCTTTGCGGGGGCTGCCCTTCTTATCACGCGCAGAGGAGGATTGAGAGATGACGCTCAAGGAGATTTTGTTTGGTGGGGGAAGTGCGCTGTTTGTGCTACTGACGCTGCTCCAGCTCGCCCCCATCAAAATCAATCCGTGGTCTGCAATAGCAAAGGCTTTCGGGCGCGCTATCAACAGCGAGGTCTTGGAGAAGGTCGGAAAGCTCGAAAGCGAGCTGCAGTGCGTTCGGTCTGGCATGGCCGAGGAAAAGGCCGTCAACTGCCGGGCGCGCATTCTACGCTTTGGCGATGAATGTCTCCACGGCGAGCGCCACACCAAAGATCATTTCGACCAAACGCTCCGGGACATCGCTGCCTATGAACGATACTGCGAGGATCACCCGGAGTTTGAAAACAATGTAACAGAGCTGACCAGTGACCGGATCAAGACGATATATCGCCGGTGCTTGGACAGCAACGACTTTTTGCAGTAAGGAGGACGCACAATGAACGTGCTGGATATGACGATCATCCGCCTGGCCGCAGGGCTTGTGCTGCTGATCGCCGCGAACATTGCCCTCGGTTCCATCAATGCCATCATTGATGGGGAATGGGATCAGACGAAGTTCCGCAACGGTTGCATCAAGAGTGCAGTTGTGGCAGCGGCGCTGGTCGCGGTCTACTTCGCCGGGTACCTCAACCCCGATCTGATGGTAGTGGAGGTCGATGGGCAGACCGTAAACCTGATGACAGCGGTATCGCTGGCTATGCTGGCAGCCTTTACCGCCTATGCCGTTGATGTACTGAAAAAGCTGAAAGATATGCTCTCTACCGCGACACCCGGGGCGGACGCGGCGCCTACTGCGCTGCCTTCCGGTGAGGGCAAGGAAGACCATACCGCCCCCGAGGAGGAATGACCTATGAGCAATAGCCCTCTTGTCAGTTACACAAAGCTCAGCCCGAATCACTCCGGGCAGAGGACCCGTAAGATCGACCGCATCACGCCACACTGCGTAGTGGGCCAGTGCAGCGTGGAGCAGTTGGGAGATATCTTCCTCCCTGCCTCCAGAGAGGCGAGCTGCAATTACGGAATCGGCGCAGACGGCCGCGTCGGTATGTATGTCGAGGAGAAAAACCGATCCTGGTGTTCCTCCAGCAATGCAAACGACCAGCGGGCGGTGACTATCGAATGTGCGTCCGATGGTGCAGAGCCGTACGCATTCCGCGATGTGGTCTATCAGTCCCTCATTACGCTTTGCGTCGACATCTGCAAACGCAACGGCAAGACCAAGCTGCTCTGGCTGGAGGATAAGGACAAGACGCTTGCCTACACCCCTGCACCGGACGAGATGGTGCTGACCGTACACCGCTGGTTTGCCAACAAAAGCTGCCCCGGGAACTGGATGTACGCCCGCATGGGCGACCTCGCCGAAAAGGTGACAGCCCAGCTTTCCGCAGGCATGGACGAGGAGGATGACGATATGGATATCAACAAATTCAAGGAGCTTTGGCGTGAGATGCGCAAGGAGCTTCAGGACAACGATGCTTCCGCCTACTCGGAGGAAGCGCGCAAATGGGCCGTGGATAACGGCATCATTCGCGGCGGCAACTCCGATGAGTTCAATGGAATGTGGGAGGACATGATGACCCGCGAGCAGCTGGTGACCGTCCTCTACCGCTTCGCCCAGAAGTTTGGGCTGAGCTGATGGCAAGGCGCAAGCGCAGAGCCGCGAAGAAGCGCAAGGCCGAATGGAGCAAGGTCGTGTGCCTGCTGGCGATGCTGGCCGGTCTGCTGATCGTTCAAGAATGCCTGTTCCTCATGTATCTGTGCATCAAAAGCGGCTACACCGCCGCCGCTGCATGGCTTACCGCCGCCACCGGCGTTGGTGAGGCGATCATCATCGCCGGAGCAAACGGCTACCTCTCGCTTGCGAAGTCCGACCACAAGCGTGGCGGGATCACCTTTGAGGCGGCCAAGGCAAACAACTTCCGGACCGACACGGAGGACGACGGCAGCATCGACAGCCCCGCCATCTGAATACCGCCCACACAATGAAAGCCCCCTCGCAGGATTTTACCGTCCTGTCGAGGGGGCTTTTTCTGTTTTCCAGCGCTTTCGCGTTTACGAGGGCACAGGAGCGTTTTTCGCATTTGGGTGGGCGTCTACCCTCCCACGCCGCAAAGGTGGTGTTGCAACTCGCCTACGGCGGCGAGAGAGGTGCTTGCGGGCGGTGCGGTCACTCATTGTCCATCTTCGCCCCGCAGTTGGGGCAGTACGGCTTGCGATAAGTTCGTTCTCTGCCACTTTCGCAGATAGCAACAACTTCATCGCAGTTTGTACAATACCAATCGCCGTCCGCATCTCGCTCCCACCGCCCATGCACTACCGGCGCAACATCGGCGGTATGAATTGCCTTTACTGCATTCAAAGCTAACTCCATTCCGTCTTCTACGCCGCGCTGGTATCTGTTTTTAGGCGCTTTGCGATAGCGCTCAAGCACGCGGCAAAGCATATCGCGTTCAATGTATTCAGTCATCAATCTCACCCTCCCCCATTTTTGCGCCACAATGAGGACAGTATGGAGTAACAGACTCCGGCTCGTCCCACTCCCAGCCGCAGGCGGAGCAATGGTTATAACCGTAGTCGTCCTCAATCCATTCTCCGTGTGTCACAGGGGCAACATCAGAGGCAGGGGTAGCGGCAACAATTTCCATAGCCGCCGCCCCATCTGAGCCGCTTTCCCACTTCGTTTCCATCACCTTTTTCACCACAACGCTCCGTTCAATGTAATCCATCGTCAGCCCTCCTCAAAAATCCCATGTGTCCCGCTTTGGGACAAACTCAATGATCGTTCCCTCCGGCACGGGGTCGCAGGGCTCGCCGTCAAAGGCGTTGCCCTGCTTCGTGCAGATGTCGGCCGGTCTGCTCCGGCGCGGGTCGACATCGACATAGAGCCGACCGTCGCACTCGTAGACGGGGCGATCCCAGCTGTCGCGGCCTCTGTGTTCCAGCCGCAACACTGGCGCGGCGCAGAACTCCTCGTAGCTCATGTGGCCCTTCGCTTTCATCGCGGCACTGGCAGCGGCCAGCTCCTCGGGCGTCCAAGATTTACTCATGCTCAATAGTCCTCCTCGATACATTCGTCTGCTTCGGTATAATAAGCACCGTCATAGCCTTTACCCATGACTTTATCATAGCAGTCGAAACACACCAGCCGGAAAGTGATGCCGTGGCAATCCCGAGTGAAGTCCATGTCCTCCCGATGAAACTCTTTCCCGCAAACCGGGCAAGTCAGCTTCGGCACATCTTCCGATGTCCAATCTTTGCTCATATTAGCACCTCTCATATTTCCGTTCGATACTGCGCATCAAATTCAAGACATCCTGCGCGAAGGGATATTCGCCCGTGTTGTCCCGCACGACCTCTGATAGAAAGCTTCGCAGCTCACGCCAGCATTCTGTGTAGAACATCAGCTCGTCGTCACGCTTCACACTCACTGCCTCCTTCCTCCATGCGCCAGTTTTCTGGCGCGGCGACGATAGCCCATGCGGTCAGCGGAGTTATGCTATCCATCATATCCTCCAAGGCCTCCTGCATTCCGCAGGCATCGCAGATATGGACCGTTGCCCTGCGGCTCAGTGCGTTGCGGGTGACGCTCTCCGCATCCATCGTCATCTTCCCGCAGCGGGGGCAGGCAAAATGCCCGCCCTGCTGCTTCTCTGCAAAACGCTCGATCAGTGTCTTGGCTTCGTTCTCGTTCATAGAAATCTCTCCTTTCTCAGAACTGTTTGATGATGTCCTGCGCGTTTTCGCCGTAGTAACCCTTAATCCATCTATCGGCAAGGATTTCAATGTCAGTGGTGCGCTCGTAGCGCACGTCAATCAACAGCGTTTGCGTTGATGTCTTAACCGTCATGTAGTAGCCCGTGCCGTAGTGCTTGTTGTCGGTGGGGGGAACGAGGGTAAATGTGAGACTTTCGGTAAAAGGCTCGCCCTCACAGGTTGTCCCCTTGACGGTAGCGTTCATAGTGTTGTAATCCATATCGTGTCCTTTCTCCCCGTCGTGCCGATAGGTCAGCCGGTCATGTAATTACAACTTGGTGTTGTAGTCTTTCAACTTGACTTGGATGATGATTTCTTCGCGGCCCATGGTAACATAGGTGATTTTGGCTTCCAGAACTCCCGGCATCGCTTGCGCTGGGATTTTGTATAAGCTACGGAAGTGGCCGATCTCCTGCATACCGGCTTTCACCACAACGGGGATTTCATCGCTGGCCGCGCCGATCTGACTGCAAAAGTCGAAGACAGTAATTTTTCTCATGCCCGCCCCCCTCACTCAATGGCAGCTTCGATGCTGCTGATGACTTCCTCCAGGTTATCTACGGCTTCGGAGAGGTTGGCGCAGGCCTCGTCTGCCTTTTCATAGCGTTCGCTCTCCTGCATATTCTCAGGGATATTGTCGCGGTACTCTTCCTCCTCAGCCTGGAGGTCTTCGAGGCTGCCTTTCAGCTCCTCCAGCTGGTCGATGATGCTTTGCAAATTTTTGCGGCGGATCTTGTTCATGGTTAGTCCTCCTCCCCATAGTCTTCTTCAAAGCGGCCCTCGGT